GCCTCTCTCTCATTGGTCAACTAAATTGTCCCTTCTCGATGCAGGCCGGAATCGTATAATCGACGAACTGCACCTAGTTACTAGGTGGGTCTCGACGGCCAGTTACTATAAAAGAGTAACTAGTGGGTCCACTTACTCCCTTCTCACCCCTCTCGACCCACTTGCACCATTGTCGCACCCCTAGCAGCCTGGGTACCGGTAGGCCTTCCCTACCTCCACCCCGCTGCATCCGCTTTCGGACTTGCTGCTGCAGGGCTTTATAAATACGCTATGGCTCCTCGCCGTCGTCGTCGGTCTCGCGTTCGCGTGGGCCGCTCCCGGCGTGGCATGCGTATGCGTCCCAACACCACCAAGGCTCTCAAGGGCCGCAAGACTGCGCGCCGTCCTACGTCGCGTATCTCTTCGCCTGTCCGTCGTGTCAGCATTTCTCGCACTCTGATCCCGCATCAGCGTATCATTGAAATGACTTACTTTCGGAACCTTGAGCTGTCTACTGTGTCTGCGACTTCTGGTGTTTATGCTCGGAACACGTTCCGCATGAACTCCGTCTATGACCCCGACTACACGTCCGGGTCTCCTGCTGATGGACAGCCTCGCTTCCATGACCAGGCTGCTCTTCAGTACAATAAGTACACGGTCCTTGGCTCCAAGATGACTGTTAAGATCATCGCAACTGGCCTTCTTGGGCCGGTTCTCTTCTTCATCTACAAGCCCAAGCCTGGCACTGATGCGAGCACTCCTCCTGATCTCCTGGACACGCAAGAGATGCGTACCGACATCGCGCGTTCCACTCTCTCGTATTCTCCCCTGAGCGGCGCGATTGGACGGAAGATGCTCACCTCCTCCTACAACAAGAATGTGCATTTTGCGCGTTCTGACGCTGATGTCAAAGACCAGCGCACTGCCTTTGGGTCTAATCCCACAGATGCTGCGCTTCAGTCTGTTGGCTTCTACAACCTCTCCGACAATCAGAATGCAGTCCAGATGGAGGTTCGCATCACCTACCGGGTGATGTGTGACTCTCGCATCTACATTGGACAGTCGTAGCTCCCATCGACCTCTTGCACTCTCCGCGCCCCAGCCATGTACCAGGCGAATATGGTAACAAGGCTGCCCGCAGGGCGAGAAGATTTTTTAAAAATCGACATACGAACGGGTGGGAAAGTGTCTTGTATTGTCAGAAAGAATACAGAAACTACAGACCCCGCTCCAGATCCCGCATCGTCTCCGCACGCATGAACTCCGCGATCGCACCGGGCTCCCGCACCCGTGCCCGTCCCTCCTCCTCCGTCATAGTCGCAATCCCATACGTAGACAGATCCCAGACAATCCACCGATCTTCTGACAGTGCCGACCGATCCGGCGCAAAGTTGGCAAAGATCACAATGTGCGGGGCGTTGAACATCACCCCCGCGCACTCGTACTTAGTAGACACAAATGCACCATCCTTCACCGCCTCAATCGCAGAGTACGACACAAACCCCTCCTGCGTACGCACCAGGTTCCACAGCACGATCTTGGGCTTGGGCTTGGTGGCCGCCAGCAGGAACTTGACGTCGGAGGCCTTGCCGTCCGCCATCATGGCCGAGTGCTTGAGGACCATGTGGCGCACAAAGGCCGTCTTGCCCTGGCCTCCCTGCTCGTCTACCACCCAGTAGACCACCCGCCGGGCCTTCTTGGTCTTGCGGTCGCCCAGTAGGATGGCCTTGAGGTCCGACTGCCAGGGGTAGAACTCCTCCCCGGCTAGCCAGTCGTCCACCTCCTCCTCGATGTCCTTGCGGTTGGTGAACCACCCGTTGGACCGGACACTCGGGTCCCGCGTCTCCACCTTGGTGCAGTACGCGACGCACTCCTCCGGGGTGCCCTTGCACTTCTCCCAATGGATTGTGGGGTACCGGTCTTGCCACGTGTACTGGCGTGGGGTCTTGAACTCCACGTACAGCTGCAGGTGTGGCGTCCCGGACTCCCCAATCTCTTGCTGAAACACCCAAAGGCACTTGGTCAAACTGGACAGCCACGCCGGGATGTCCACAAGGTCCGAGGTCTTGTAGTTGTTGTAGGTGCCAAGGAAACGACGGCCAGAAGGCACCTTCTGTGCCTTGTCTACAGTCATAACTGAAGAGGTGAGAGGGATTAGTCTTACCCCTCTCACTGAGGTACTTGTAGGTGTCGGCCCGAACACCGAAGTGCCTCTCTCTCATTGGTCAACTAAATTGTCCCTTCTCGATGCAGGCCGGAATCGTATAATCGACGAACTGCACCTAGTTACTAGGTGGGTC